TCTGTGTACCGTCTGTTGTAATTTCTGGTACGAGCAATTGAAATTCAATGCTCATTGAAGAATTGTTTTTTGGATATAAGACTGAAGATTTTGAATCAACATCTGGGCTCAGCGATGGGAATAATGATCCCGGTATATCTTTCACTACAATGTACGTTCCCTTGTCAGGAGTGGTTTCTGCCAACTGCGTTCCAGAAAACAAAAGTTGTCCCTTAAATTTAGGGAATTGATCAAATATCCACTTGTCATATCCAGAAAGACTAGAAAAAAAGTTTTCAAGTTCTTCTCTTGTTCCATCAAATGGATATCCATTGATGATCTGCTCAAATGCTAAATTAACTTTAGCTTCAGCCGACATAAAGAATGTATGATTTTCAAAATTGGACCAATCAACATTAAGCTGTTGTGTCGAGCTTAGCCCAGTGCCTTCAAGCGAATAAGCAAAAGAATCATCACTCTTTATGTTAGAGTCTGCTATGTCAGCGAACCTTAAAACCTGTACACGGCCATCAGCCGATCCTGCAGTTTTCAAAAAAGAAGGCACATATTGTGATGATTTATAGTTTGCCATTCAACACTCACATAACCTGTGTATCGCTTACACTAAATACGTTCGATACAGCTTGATATATCTTTTCAACACCGCCAAAATTGATCATGACATCTATTACATAGCTTCGATCTTTTGGCAATGCTGATGTATCAAGATTGAAATACATTACGTCGCTGTCGCTTGATATTTTTGTAGAATTATAAACTTTGTCAAACGGAATGACAGCTTCATTTGACAAAAAATCTCTTACTTGATAATGCGCATTTTTTACAACAACACTGGGCCACTCAACTGGTCTTTTTACTAATGTAATAAGAGGTGACATGTAGTCAAAGATGTGCAAGTTGACTAAAACGTCTTCATTGCTTCTGTGAAGAGTATTCAACCCAGTTGTGCTAAGTGTATAAGCAGGAAATTTAACATTCTGTGTAGTTCTGTTAGGTGGATATACTTTGACGCTTGATCCTGTAAAGTATCCTACAGTTCCATCTAAAGAAGACCAAACAGGAACAAATTCGACCACTCCAGATTTTATAAGTTCAGACCGTAGTATGTTATCTGCTTGGTTTAGCAAAAAAGATGCTGAATAAATTCCAGCAAAATAGTTCAAACCATCATAATGTTGTGACCCAGTAAAATATAGATCATAAGATCCGCTGCCGTCTGATCTAACAGTTGTAAGCTTTAAAATTAAGCAATTAGATCCAGTAACTTCTGTAAGTAAAGATCCACTTAGCAGGTTTGACAAACCAGTATTTGAATAATTTCTTAAAAAGATTGTTGATGTTTCGTCAAATCTCAAAACCTGTGTATCATCTTGAATTGAATCATCATATTTTACTATAACTTTAGGTCTTTTAGCAACATTATAAGCAGATCTAGAAGAAAATCTTTTTACAAAGTAAGAATACTCATCTTGTTCATGGCCTTGTGAAAAAGAAATTCTAAATCCGCTGTCAGGCAAGATATTTGACAAAGTTGCTGAAACAATGTTCGTAATATCTACAGAAAGATCTTCTTCACCTGTCACAAATTTCACTGATTTTTCAAATGAAGCAGCACCAGAACCCGTAATATAATCGCATATCTCTGTAGGACCACCAGCAGATGCGCATCCTGTGATTACCCAGGATCCATCAGAATAAGACGAGCTCATAAAATTACAAACATCATAATCTGAATAATAGACAACATCTTTGCCTTCACCTTCAGAGAAAGATCTAGAAAGTGGAAATATAGATACATCAAAATTGCTTGGTGTTGTCTGACCACCGTAAACGTCTGATAAAATCATTGTGCAGTTGAAGCTGCTTCTGTTCATGTTGATCTTTCCAGCATTTACAAGATCTTTTAAGGGCTGTAGATCAAAGTGTATCAACAACCTTGACAGCTCAGTGTTAGGGACATTTCCGCTTGCGTACGTAGCGCCATATAGCTTGAAAAGATCCAATGTGCCTGCTCGTCCGACATTCGCGTTGACACGGCTTGACCCACTGGGTAAATTTCCAATAATTCTATTAGTAATATAGGTGTCTTTATCTGCTAATAAAATTTTGTACATCAGACTGCCCTTCCAACAACGTCAACATCAGGAAATTTGAACTCAAATATTCCACCTGGCGGGGGATAAATCATGCCTCTTCGGGTGTTGTCTTTCACGTTATAAGAAACGCTGCTGTAATTTCTACCATTCACTGAACCATTGAGGTTGTAAAAATCAATGTTAATAACAGAAACAACACCGGTGTTTCTAAAAATAGAATTTGTTATTTCAGATATGACTATAGGTTGATCAATTGAAAAGTTTGTGACAGCAAGCTGCTCAGTCAACGTAGATAAAATATTCTGTAGTATCAGCTGCTTATTCAAAGAAGGATCTACGACAATGTCAAAAGCCATTGATAAATTTATGATATAAGCATCTAAAATATCAATAGCATCGTTTACTAACCTGTAAGGATTCAAGTATTTTCGTAAATTTTCTTTTAGAGTATCTGAAGAATTGATGAGACGAGAGTCTGAAGTTCTTGAAACAATAAAAAGTTGCGTTGCGAGTGGGTTGTTTGGGTTAGACCTAATCGCCGCCCGAAAAACACGTCCAAAGTTAGCTGGAATTGAATAAACTCTAGCTAACAAATCTTCTTTTGTTACTATTCTATCCTGAGAGTTTTTTGCTGCAGGTATCAAAGATTTCAATAATTCGATCGAAGGTGCGTCTTCACCACCTGTAGCTTGCTTTTCGTTTCTAACCCTGAGAGTGCTTCTAACTGTGTTGATAGTGTTCAACGGGGGGTTTAGAGGGAAGTCGATTAGAATAGTGCTAACAAATGTTATCGAGTTGGGCTGCACATTGTGTGAAAGACCACCTCCATACCTATAAGTTACTGTAAGAACAGAATTAGGAGCATAGACACCTAACGTCCTCGTTTTCAAAAGCTGCAATGGGTTGACAGAAACTCTTGAAAATGTTTTTGAATATGGAAAAGAGATAGCAAAATCAGATGGATCAGGGACTACATCATTGTCTATGCTATTATCATCACCTCCGCCAAGAATAAGCGTAGTTGTTCTTGTGCTTAAGTCTACAGTTGTGATAAATCTGTAAGGAGCAGGCACAACTTTAAGAGCTTCAGATATTTCTTCAGAATCTCGGGCAAGATTGACAACATTCCTGTAAACAACATCATCAGTTAAGAAATTCACTTTATAGTATGTGTTGCCCTTATTGTCTACAACTGACACAATATCAGTTATATTGCTTTGACCAAGCGAAATTGTTCTAAACGGTGTAAAATCACCAATCACAAAAGTCTCAGTTGCTTGACGACCAGAAACGCAAGTTCCATTAAGAGACATTTGAATTGTCAGAGGAACACCATTTTGACCGACACGGCCAACACGAGTGTTAGCTATAAACGTACCATCAGACCTTCTTTTAGAAAAATCAACATCAGCTAAAAGGATAAATTCTGTTCCATTAGCAGCTGAAAAAACTGAATTTTCTCTTATTATTGGCAAAGAGTTAGGTACAGGTTCATAAGAATTGCTAGTGGTGTCTAGATATGCTGGCGCTTCGATTGTCAAAGTTACTTCTGCAACTGCTGGTGAAGCACCAGTTATTTCCACGCCCGCATTTCTGATTATTTTTTCAATGTTTCTAACTTCGATTGCTGTATCAGGATCCAGTTCGTTGTACTGATGATCTAGATAGAATGACATTACGTCACCTGTATACGCGGCTAGATCTAAAAGCATTCCGCCGACTGATGTTTCAGAAAAATCTTGTATCCTATCAGGGTAATAAGTGCGTGCATATTGTAGCAATTGCCCACGAAGCGAATCAAAGTCTTTTGCAAGATAGTTTCTTGCTCTGAATTGTTTTAGATCATTTGATGCCATATATTACCACACTTCATATCACAAACAAAGATATCTGTAGAGCCCGATTTTCTATTCCAAGTTGCTGAACGCTATAAGTAATAGTAATTCTAACTATCCCAGTCTGGCTATTGTTAACATTGTCGACTTGAGAAGAAAAATTCTTCAATGTCACAAACGGCATCCAGGCTGACACTGCGTCTCTAATTCGCTGTATTGCTATTTCGTCGAATGTGTCAATGTTAGATATTTCAGTTGTTAACTCACGAAGATTAGCTCCAAAATAGTAAAAACCAAGACGCTCACCCCAATTAGTAAGCAATAGATTTTTTAAATTATCGTGCACTTGATCTGCAACGTTATAGTGCATTGCAAATATTGTCTTATCACCAAGTTGTAGCGGTGTTTTGAAACCAACTGCTTGCTCAAAAGTAACAGGAGCTTCGCCTGTAGGCGCAGTCTGTGTTTTACCTGAACTTTTGAACTTAAAGGTTGCCACGCAATTTTGAATTAAATATCGAAAGCATAGATTGCTGACCCTATTTGTTTTAAGAACTAATGATATATCTCATGTATTAATAAGATAATTTATTTCTTTTTTGGGCGTGGATAATTTGGATAGACATCTTCAATCATCATCGCAATTCTATCCTTATTAGAAAGGCTGCTTTTAATAAATCTCAGTATTGGGTTGTCATCTATTATAGACAGAGCTCCTAAAGCTGCATCTTCATCAAGATTGTCAAGCTCCAAAAAATTATTAGTCTTGATGATCAATTCTATTCTTCTAAAACGTGTAGCATAATCTGTAAGAGCTTCAATAGCTACTCCTCCGCTTGAAGATGCAAGCCTCTTTGCAACATAATATCCTGGAAAAGGATCGCCGCTCTTGAGATAGCCAAGATCGTATCTACCTGCTCTTATTGCCGTCGGTTTTTCTGTAAATACTTCTTTTGTTACTTTAATACCCCCACTTATAACACTACCAATAGTACTAAAAAAACCCTGATTGCTTGAAGCAATATTATCACCAGTTAAAACTTTTTGTGAACTTTTGTTTCCAAAGTCAAGCTGACCTCCCTCGTATCCATTGATGGGCTTGTCAAGAGTAGAAAGAGGCTTGTTTTTTAAATCTTGCACTGCAAATGGAGCTTCAGGACGGCTGCCCTCGACTACCATCACGTGTGCGTCGTCACGATTTGGGCTTTTCACTAAAATTATATCTCCAGGATCAAGAGCAGGAAAGTGTTGGCCATTTTTTGCCATGCCTTCTAACTCTCTGATATGATAGCATACTTTTTTTTCTCCTACTCTCATATAAGGACTCAACTCTTTTTTAACAGGAAGGCCTTCTCTATTTATATCCCAAGGCTCGATCAATTTAACAAAGTCTGCGCCCTGCCCGCCAACAACGCTTTGCTCTTGTTCCACAGAAAATTTAATTAAAGCTTCTTCAATCTCGTAAGTATCTCCTACTTTTTTGACCCAATTATAGTTCTTTAAAATAGCAAGTCCGCGTAAAGCATCAATCGCTGTAGATGTTCCATACTGTGATAAGAAATAAAAATTCTTTGCGCCGCCTGCATAAAGACACGCTCGAGCAAACAGAGCACAAGAAGAAGCATACTCTGCCTGACGCTGACCATAACGTGCTATGCCTCTTGGGTCTTCAACACCAAAGCTATTTGGACCATCTGGTGAATAATCTGTAGCAGCATCAGGAATTGACAAACGAGCAGTAAGCACACTTGTATCTAACCCTCGATCTGGAAGCTTTCCATCCGGCACAGGAAAACCATATATGCTGATCTTTCCTGTTGAAAAAGTTCCACAAGCAGCTTCATAATAAAAAAGCGCATTAGAATAAGCTGCTGGATCAGAGCTGTATTGTGTGCCTGCGCCGCCACCGAGTTGTCGTGCTCTTCTTATGACAAGCTCAGCAGGTGAAAGCTGAGGAGCTGCAGTAGGTGGGGGTTTTGGAGGAACAGGCATGCTAAGAACTTCGCTTGCTATTGTAGGACCTAAGCTTCCTTTTGAAACTCCTATAGTCGAACCTAAAGACGCAAGGAATAAGCATGCCATCAATTTTCTTGATAAAACTGTATCAACAGCCTGCTTTACTCTTTCATAAGGTTCAGTCTTTCCAAAAACTCCTGAATCTCTTATTTTTTTGCATAAATCAGAAAAAACACTAGCTATATCAGGAAGTTTCAAAAGAAGCTTTGGTATCTCGGCAATTAGATCACCAAGAAGCTTTGGAATTGCAGTTGCAAGAGCAGCATCAACAGCTACAAGATCAGCTAGAGCTGCTTCAGGCAATGATGGCAATTCAGGTACTGGTGGGAAGCCAGGCAACGGTGGAGCTGGAATTTCTGGAATTGGCGGGGCAACACCTACCACGGGGGGAGCAAAAGCAGGTATAAGAGGCTGTATATTTGGAGGAGAAGGCAAAGATATGAAATCAGGCAATTTGGCAGCTAGAAGTGGAGGAAGAGAATAGTCAACAACACCAGCTTTAATAAGATCTAAAACAAACTTAGGCAACAAAAGACCACTAAAATATGGCAAAAATCCGTCAGGGAAAGGTATCTCGGGTAACTCAACACCAAATTTACCAGCAAGAGCAATCGGATCAGCAAGAAGAGGCAAGAGGCTTTGCGCAGATTCAACATCAAGAGCAGCAGCAAATTTTTCGTATTTATTTTTTATGACATCTCTGTGAATTGAAGGATATTTTTCTTCATTCTCTATATCAAAGCTCTCTAATGTCAGACCTTCGCTTGGTGGTAAAGGATCGCCACACTTGAACGGTAGAGGTGTAGGTAAGCTTTCTGATCCATAAACAACAAGTTCTTTGACTTCTCGTATGAAGTCATCTTTTGCTCGTTGTGTCAAAGTCTTGTCAGGATTTAATATGCCTGAATCAACTAAACATCCCATTGTATTTTGCCTTACTTGATAAGAACTTTGTTCGAAAAAGTACCAGTTGCAGGATCAAGCGCCGGCAAATTACCTGAAGCGCTTGCACCACGAGCACCGCCCATCTGTCCACCCGCAGTGTTTCCAATAGGCTGACCTTCTATACCCCCTGCGACTGGCGTGACAGGAACTGCTGTGCATAATATACCCCTGTTAGCGTCTTCGCCGCCGAGTCTAATATATCCAAGAGCAGAAGGAGTGAAGATAATATCACCATTCGACTTTATCGTGATAGATGACCATTTAGTAGAGTCTGAAAGAGAATTTTTTATAGTCTGCCCTGTAAGTGGATCTGTGCCAGACTCAAATCCTTGAACTAAAAATTGTATATCTGAACGAGCAATTATTCTTACTTTATCAGATCTTATAACTATTGCTGCGTCACCTTCAGAAGAATCTTCTGTGCTTAGTCGTGCGCTGTTGTAGTCTTTTATTGAGAATTTCTTGTCAGGCAACGTTCTTTGAGAAATAAGGATCCTGCTCCTGTCAGCGCTGTAGTCAAGATCACCTTCAGAAGGCGCGACGTTTAATCCAAATTTATCTAATTCAGAAAACCCCAAGTCATTTGATACTAATTTTCCTGATGTATCTGGTGTTGATCCGCGACCAACAACCATGTCTATGGTACCTGCGCTTGTAAAGAAATCTGCGGGTTGTCCTGCAGACGAAGAGCCAATCAAGCTGCCCGTTCTTTCGTTGCTTAAAACAATGAGAGCGTTGTTGCTGCCTTCAAGCGCAAGATCTCCTGGTTTTTTTCTAAAACGTGGGACAGCTTCTCGAACAACAGCAGATGAGGCTTCAGCTGTTTGAATTATATCTTCATATACAGCCTCAGAGCTTTGCTCAGAACCAACTTTCAAAAATGGAGATGAAAGAATAAGTGAGCTTTCTCTATCTGGATTTTCGTCTCTATAGATGAAAGAACCATTTTTGAAATGGTACCTCGGGGGTTTGGCTGGATTTGCAGACAAAAAATTAAAATCAGTGTCATGATCTCGCGGTGCATGAGAATGATTGACATCGTCGGTATGGTCAAATCCAACTATGCGACTGAGCCAATACCCTATGGGCGCTGGTGAAACTATATCTTCAAACATTACCCATACATGCTCACCTGGTTTGCAAGGCATGCTAAGATGCGACGCAAAGAAAGGAAAAATGAACATGAGCCGTGATGACTCAATTTCATTATTTCTATTTTGATCAAAGACTTCTCTTGCCAATATTGTATTTCTTGGCAATATTCGCCCTCTTGATATTTCAATATTTGCAATCTGACCATGCTTTTGAGAAAGCGATAGTTCTATCTCTTCATCAATAGGGCGAGGGACAAAGAGGACGTCGTGGACAACAAATCTTCTAAAAATTGGACGAAGATTTATTGAAGCAGTTCCAGAATTATAAGCAGCGCGATACTGACCGTGCCTATAATAAAGACCTTCAGCAATTTCTTTGACAATATCGCCCATTAATTATCTCTTATTTTGCTAAACACGTCATCAGGATCGATAGCTTCTGATGCAGCTTCAGCTTTTGCGACAAGCTCCGCAAGTTTGATCAACTGATCATTAGCTTTACTCATTCTTTCAATATAAGCTGATAGTGATCTACCGTGCACTGCATGTTCTGTGCTTTTATCTTGAACAATCAAAACGAGCTTTACAAACATGATATATGCATTTTGTCGATCACAAATTGCATTTTCATAAATTTCTTTCCAAAGCTGTTTCTTTTTATCATTGACTGTCTCGATTTGGCTCAGCAAAGCACTAAAGTCTTTGACCTTTTCCTGTATAGATCTATCGCTTATTTCAATCGGATCTGGTATGTCTAGATGGCTCATGTTTCCCTCTACTCGAATATATCACTTACAAAACCTGGTCTCATCTTGTGATAGTGTTTTCTTACTGATTGAATTGATGTTGTCAACTGTTTTGGACTTAATCCTGACAATTCTCTAATATAGAGCAATATCGCGCTTTTGTTAAGAATGTCTATTTCATTTATATTTTCAAAAACTGTAATCACAGAATTTATGCAAGCAAGCTCATTTTCAACTTTTACTTTTGTTCGAATTTCATAAAGAACATTGAGTATCTTACCAGCATAAGCAACTTTATCAAATTCAACATCTTGAGCAGGCACTGAATTGTATTCTTCTATCGTCTGAATTTCACTGTTTGTCAGCGAGCTTAGATCGCTTAAGCTTATGTTTTTTCGAGTCTTTTGAGTTTTTTGTTTCGTCTTTATAATCAACCAATTTTTTGCAACAACATTAAAATAAGAAAAAGCGTTTGTGCCCATTGACTGATTGAACTTGTGGATCGTTTCAAACAAAAAGTTGACACAATCACTTTTCAAATCTTCATATGTGTCATACATGCTGCTGAACTTATGTATATTGATCAAATTTTCAACAAGCTTCTCAAACGCGGGCATTATCTGTTCAACATACAATTTTTCTCTTTCTCTTTTATCAAGAGATTTTTGAAATTGACAAATCGCTTCTTGTGTCTGAGGCGTGAAATAAAATTTTGGATTAGCTGTTGCTACGGTGTCGCCACCAGAATTAGCTGACTTTTTTTTCTTTGTATTTTTTTTTACTTTTTCCATTTATTCTACTCTTCATCATTTGGAGCTAACCTGTCAATTGTAGCAAGTAAAGCATTTCTTGCATTTTTAGCGTTTTGCACCATTTCAACTACTATTGGATCATCAAATAAAACAGGCGTCTTCAATAGCTTTGACAAGTTTTTACATGAGCTTTCAACAGCATCTAAACTATTTTCAATTTTTTCATTCAAAGAATCAAAGTTTTCGAGCAAATCTAAGTGCTTCCTCAATAACCAGACTAAGGAAATTGCAGTAAATAAATTAGTCAAAACTAAGATATAAATCATTTCAAAAAATGTCCTAAAGCCTGCTCATAATCATCAGAAACTTTTTCAAAATTAAATTTTTCCTTAATTGTCTTTGAGCCCTCGCGCGCCCACTCTGTAGGAATGCTGGGTGAATTTTTAAACTTGACTATTTTTTTCTTAAAGTCAGATTCAGAAGCCTCAGCCCATTTAGAATTTGACATGAAAATTTTATTATCAATACGTGATTGGTGGACAGGCACAAGCTTGTAATCAACTGGAATAAATTTCGTGTGCTGCATAAAGTCTAAATGCCCAGACCAATTAGTCGCAATAACTGGAAGACCGGAGGCAGCTGCTTCTAATATGGGTAAACCATATCCTTCACCTCTTGTAAGAGTAACAAGCGCTTTAACACTATCATTTTTATAAAGTCCAACCACATCAGAATCACTCATGTCACCATGCAAAAGATGCACTCTTGGATAAGGGCCTTTTCTTGCTTCTTTAACAACAGTGTTGAGAACTTTTAATATGAGGTTCCTATCAATCTTCGTGTTTCTTCCTGAATTTGTTTTAATAAGAATACCAACATCACGATCATTTTCAAAAGCTTCAAATATCCACTTTAAAGTAAAAAGAAGATTTTTTCTATCGTTGTATGGGTTATTTCCTGTAAGTTGTCCAAACAAAAGAAAGTTGAAGCTAGTGTCTAGTTTAGGTAGCTGTAGAGAAGATACCTCATTTAAAATGCTGTCATCAAAAGATTCAGCTATCACATGAACATCTGATTCTAAGTTTCCAACATTCGTTATGCTGTTCTTTGCGTGCAAAGATGGAAACACAACAGCATTCATCTTATTACAACACTGCACCCACTCAGGATTAGCTTTATCAGTTTCAATAGCAGCTGTAATGCCTACATTTTTAGGCGCAATTTTTTCATCCCACTCATTGGGGAGCTGCAATTGAAATGACACATCAGCTTTATAGTCTGCGCCTACAGTTCGATCCATAATTTTTCCGATAAGGCCATTGTGTGTATGCCTATCTAGAATCCATGGTGTGTCTCCCCATGGAGTAACCATGAATTTTACATCAAGATCTTGATGCTGCAGCAGCCACCTAGCCACTTGCCTGCTATGAACTCCGTAGCCTGATTGTGTCATTACTGGTCCACGAAAAACTACTTTTTTCATAGTGATGTTACCTCCCAGCGCCTACCTTTATTTTCCCACTTCTGGGTGAGATTAGTCAATGTGTTATCCCAGGCTGAAATTATATTGTTGATATTATAATCTTTTTGAGCATGCTCAAGCGCTCTCAAGCCAGCTGCTTTTCTTTTTTCTGGACCCCATTCATACATTTCAAAAAAAGCATTAGATAATTTTTCGTGTGTTATCAAGTCTTCGTAGATAAAAGGAACCATTTGATTTCCTACAAGAGACTTGACATCAGGCTCAAGAGCAATTCCATACTGCTCTCCTGTTTCTAAATCTTCAACTTGTCGAGTAAGACCACCAGTTTTGATAGCTATAATAGGCTTTGCGCACATCATTGCTTCTAATGTAGGTAACCCAAAACCCTCGTTTGAGCTTCTATTGATGACTGTATCACATGCAGCATAGATCTCTCGCATTTCGTTGAAATCAACTCTATTCTTTGAAAAACGAACATTTTCGCCTATACCCAACATTTCAACAACATGATAAAGATTAGGCCCTTCATGGTCTAAAGGATCAGTGTGCATTAATAAAGTAGCTTTTTTATGACCATGCTTTGCTTGCAACTGATCTAAAAACATTTTCCATGAAACCAATACATCACTTGGCATTTTACGACGTGCGTTTCTTGAAACAAACAAGGGCATGAAATGATCAGATTTATCAGGGCCTAAAATTTTATTTCTAGCCTTAACTCTCTCATTATCTGAAAGCGGGTAATAAATTTCTTTAGGAACACCATGCGGAATGTAGTTCGTTTTTTCTGGAAATCTTTCTTTGACCATTTGGTACGTCGGCCAGTTGATGCAGTTTATTAAATCTGTTGATTCATACAACACTTTATTAAATTCAGGCCAAGGACCGTTGTCCCACAGATGGTTATATGCAATCGGACATATTTGATGAATTTCATCTTCCATTTCCCAGACCCAGATAAAAAATCTGGGGTCTGTAAATAGCAACAAAACATCGGGCCTTTCTGTTGCTAAAACTTGACGCAGCATGTTTCTATCACCGAATCCATTAGTAGGCTTAATAATGAAATCTTCATTTACTACTACTGTTCTGTAATCATCATGCTTCATCGCTCCACCGAAGCATTTAAACTTGTACTTACCAGTAGCAATTAAACCATGAATTAACCAACGAGCTTGCGTTCCAACCCCAGAAGTTGAAAGAGGGTGATCTGAAAGCAATAATATAGTTTTTTTCTGCATCAGGCGATATATTACTTACTTTTCAAAAGTTGTAATAAAAAAGCATGCAAAACTATTAAAAATTCATGTGCAGTGTTCTGTTCCCTTGTACTCACAATAAGTGCATGCATCTCTATTTTTGATTGCTATTCCACGCTTTACAGAAGTTAGCATGCTTCCTACAACCTTTAGGGATCTTTTGATTGGAACTTCACCAAGAGAAACTGAAAATAATTCGCAATGATCTCCTGGTTTTGCAGCTTTCTTTAAAAGAACAAATCCGCAACGCACGTCTTTGAACGGAACATCAGGGTGTTTTTGACACCAATAGTTTTTGTACAAGGCAAGCTGTGCCTTGACCATCTCATCGGATCTTTTTTCTCTAAACCATCCACGCTGTGTGGTTTTCCAATCTAAGATCCAATAGATTGTTTCACCACGTTTGCCTTTTGCCTTAATGACACCATCAATAAAGCCCTTAAAAGCATGTGGGTGTCCTTCTACAGCTTCATAGAGCTGGTGTTCAGCGTCAACAACTTCCCATCCAGGAAATTCCTTGTCGAGAAATTCAGGCACTTCTGACAAGATAATGGTTGCTTCGCTTTTTGCTTTTTCTAAAGCTTCAGGAGAAAAGTCGGAATTGCCTCGATGCTTTTCCCAAGCAGAATCTAGATGATCAAACGCAAATTTATAGTTCATCTCTCTTGTCAAGAGATATTTTTCACAGGAAGCATGGACTGCCGTTCCAAAGTCAAGAATAGGTGATGGTTTAGAAAGATCAACTTTCTTGACATGCGCTAAATGATGGCGATAAGAACACTCCTTCCATAATCTTACCTCTGAAAAAGAAACGTGTTGCTTACCAGTAGGCAAAGTTTGGAAGGAGCTGCTTTTTTCTTGCATTCCTAAAAGGTAATGCAGACTATCTTATTAGTTCAATCTTTGAGTTTTTTAGAAACTGCGCGACCAGACATACGTTCCCAATCTCTGTCTTTCCTAACCTCAAGATTTTTTTCCCATGCAGCTTTAAGAACAGCTGCTTTAACCTCAAGTTTTTTTGCAACATCAATCATAGCATTGATGTCCTTTGGAAAGCAGTGCCCTCCGTAGCCAAAGCTGCCATCAGGTCCAGGCACACTCCAGTGACTCGATCCAAGCCTAGGATCATACTTAGCATATTCAATGACCTTATCATAGTCTACATTAAAACCAGATTTATCTAAGGCCTCACAGACCTGGTACATCTCATTTGCAAATGAAACTTTGACTGTCAGAAAGTTATTCGTGACGTACTTCACCATCTCAGCAGTTGTTGATGACGTTTTGATAAGTGGAACTTTTGGAAATGCTGTCTGAAATACTTGCTTGACAGTGTTGATCCATGGCCGCGGCCCGCCGAGAATAATTCTATTTTGATTTCTCATGTCGTCGAGCGCGTTGGCCTCTGTAAGAAACTCAGGATTAAATACGACATGTAGACCCTGTTCATTAAACTTCTTGTTCCAACGTTCTGTGGATCCAGGCGGAACTGTCGACTTTACAACAGCTATTCTATCACCAGGAACTTCAGCTAATTGAGATAGAACACCTTCAACAATACTCAGGTCTGCAGACCCATCGTCATACATTGGAGTCGGAAGACATACGAAATAAACTCTTGAAAAATTTTTCATGCTTGGATGTTCGCATGCACTTGCAAATTCTCTAACACTAGTTGGGAATAAACCCTCTGCAGTCTCAGGTTGTTTACCTCCAGAGGAAACTTTTCCAGTTTTATCATGAACAAAAACTTCAAAATTGCGTTCAGAAAATACTGTTGTTAATGAACCGCCAACAAAACCTTGACCAATGACAGCTATTGATTTTTTCATTTTTTTTCATTTATTCTACAATGGTTTATTTGTTTATCATGTTTGAAGATTTATAAATTCTTCAATTGTAATTAGATTTAATATCTCTTTTCTATTTTTATCAAAAACTTCCCATTTTAAACAATCATTCATTGATATTTTATCAAAAACTTTAGTTGGTGTTTTTTGTAAAACACCACATCCCCAGTCTGTATCAACGACAGACAAATTTAGATCATCTTTAGTACATCTAATTTTTACGATTGACTTCCATACAGTCCCGTTCCATTTCCCGCGGGCGGGTGTTGTTAAATCATGAAAATTTTCTCTTGCGTGATAAATCGTTGGTGGATTGCAATCATGCAAAACTATAGTACCATTAGAACTAAGGTGTGATAAAGAATTTTCTATATCTTTATCAACTTGATGTTCTAAATGAAGTCCATCAATAAAAATAATATCAAACTTTTGTGTAGCTTTGATTGAAGCAAAAAAAGCGTCAGAAGTTATTGCTTTAGTTGAAAAATCATGATAGGCAGAAGTGTCAGGATCAACTCCAGTTTTATTCAAACAGTTAATGCTATTATAGTTTATTCCTTCTCTTATGCCTATCTCTAGATAGGATACATAATTGTGTTTTTTTATTAGATGATTGATTATATCAGTTCTATTCATCAAAGTCTCTTTTCTATTTTATCTTTACATTATAAATCTACGTAATCAGTCTCAAGTGCTGTTTCAGGTCTAATAGGATTCTTGAGCCAATCGCCATTTTTATCTAATAACTTTGAAAATCCTATCGGTCGAGCAACATCTTCTATAGAATTTATTGTATCTTTCAAAAATTCTTGTTCTGTGATGTATTCATAATATTTCCACCCAGTAGAATCTTTCGCTTGCCAGTAATCTCCATATCTCTTGTTGTCTCTTACACGACCCTGCGTGCCTCTGCTATCCGTATAAATTGCAATTGATTGTGGAACTGATGATAGTGCAGTGACATATCTTGGTATCTGCTGTTTTTTCATCATATCTAAAATGCGGTATCGCATTTCATTTTCAGAATCCATAGACCCTTCATGATTTTTATTGTCTTCACACCATGGCGCAATTTGTTCTATTACTTTTCTACTAAAAACAGCATCAGCTGCGGGAGAAATCGGATCTCTTGAAAAATCTGCAAAAAATGTGTTCTTGCAAAATGTGGGGTGTCGATCGTCAGAAAATCTTATTATTTTATGACTATTGTGTGTAATTCTTCTTTGAGCATCGAGCATGACACTGCCTACTACATCAACATTTTTTTCATAAAAACCAACAACATCTTGAAGCCATCCAGGCAAAATAAACTGCATATCACCTTGTAGTAAGCACAGATAGTCACCAGATGCTCTAGAAATAATAGTATTTAATCCAATTGCAAATTCATTAGCAGGATTTCTATTATTTTTTCTAACAACAGTTAAGCCTCTTGCTTCTAAATTTTCAAGATACTCAGCTGTTCCTTTTTCAACAGATGCATTATCAACTATAATGATTTCTTTTTCTTTATAATCGTCTGTAGTATCAAGCAAAGATTCTAAACAGCTTTTAAGATAAAAAAGTCTATTACAGTTGACTATCCCAAAACTAACTTTTTTCATAGTTTAGAAGATTCTATAATTTCATCAATAATTGTATTTAAGCTTTTTTCTTGCTTCCAAGCTGGATAGTGAGACATGAATTTTTTCATGTTACTAATGTAGCAAATATGATCACCAATTCTGGCTTTTTCTGAGACTGTATACTGTAATCGATGACCCTTGTTTTCTAACATAGAAATAATTTCTAAGATAGAAGCGCTGTTTTGTCGTTGTCCACCAATGTTATAAACTTCTCCTGCACGAGGTGATTTCATGAACTCATAAAATGCTGTGCAAACATCGTAAGAATGTATCTGATCTCTTACTTGTTTTCCCTTGTATCCATAGACTGTGTATAGCTTCTTATTAACAGCACATTTTACAATATAAGAAAGAAATCCATGCAACTCAACACCAGCATGCTGAGGACCTGTCAAGCATCCACCCCTAAATATCCCTACAGGCATGTTGAAATATCTGCCATACTCTTGTGCTAACAGATCTCCTGCTGTTTTTGAAGCTCCAAAAAGAGAATGTGTCGTTTGGTCAATTGACATCAATTCGTCAATTCCATCTTCATACTGAGCTTCTGAATAATCGAACCTCGTATCAGTTTCAACAAGCTTTAGCTTGTTGGGTGTATCACCATAAACTTTATTAGTACTAACATGAATAAAAGGTGATTCAGGGCAATTTTGACGAGCTGCTTCTAACAAGTTTAAAGTTCCAACAGCGTTAGTATGAAAATCTTCATATGGAATTTTTGCAGCTAAGTCATGTGATGGTTGTGCTGCCGTGTGAACTATAAAATCAGGTTTATGATTCTTTAAAATTGTATCAATACCAGCTTGATCTCTTATGTCTTGAAATTCATGAAAATAAAACTTATTCTTCTTGAGAGAATCTGCTACATGTGTTGTATCACCGCTTTCGCCAAAAAAAAATTTTCTTAAGTTGTTATCAATGCCGACAACTTTGAATCCTAAGCGCAAAAAATATGCTGCGACTTCTGATCCAATTAACCCAGCAGATCCAGTTACAAGTATTGTTTTCATGATTCAATTATATTCTACAAATCCATCAAAATCTTTCTTTTGTATGCCATCCATATTCACCAGCTATTTGTCTGGCTTTGCTCCAATCTCTTTTCTTAATGTGGTCAATCCAGCATTCACCAACAACAAAAACTCTGCCACCATTTTCTTTGAAGCGCAAGATTTCCATTTCTTGTCCTCCCCACTTCCCACAATCTCCTGCATACTTGTGAATATAAGATTTGTCAAACTTGTCAAATTCAGCAAATAGATCGCCATCAGGATAAGCAAACTTTTTGTAAAAGTTTTTAGTAAAACCAAAAAAGAAACCGCTGATAAAGCCTTCCCATCCATCACCGATTATTTCTTTTGACTTACTAGAATCTGGAAAATTAGCTTGTTGAATTTTTATGAAAGGCCCATTTACACCATTAGTAACTGGTCCAAAGATTGATATATCTTTTTTAGAATTTTCAATTATTTTTTCAATGAAATTATTGATTGAGCTATTAAAAATTAGATCATCATTAGAATTTAAGATAACATCGCAATCAACTTCAACTGCCTTTTTTATCCCTGTGTTCCAAGCCCCAGTAAGACCTTTTTTCCATTGATCTTGTATGTAGATGTAATGTGTGTTTTTATTTCTTAAAACTTCGCCATTAAGCTCTTGATCTGACTGGTTATCAACTATTATTAATTCAAAGTCATGCTTACAGTTTTGAATAAAGCTTTGGTATGCGTTTAAAAGCAAATCTCTACCATAAGGCCTGATTTTTTGTGAAGAATGATTTGTTATAACTAATCCAACTTTATGCATGAGATTCAACCTGGCTCTTTATCCACTGATATGTTTTTATCATTCCTTCTTGCAACGAAGAGTTATTGTTCCAGCCCACTTTTTGTTTTATAAGTGTATTGTCTGAATTTCTTCCCTTTACACCTATTGGACATTTGAATCCAAATTTTTTTTCAAATTCTTCACCAAGAATATTTTTTACTTTTACATTTTTTCCTGAAATATCAACAACCATTTTAGCAAAATCATTTAATGAAATCATTTCTTCAGATCCGATGTTCACAGGACCTGAAAAATTAGAATTCATCATTCTACGAACAGCTTCAACACACTCATCTATATACAAAAAAGATCTAGTTTGTGTTCCATCACCCCAAACTTCGATATCTTCACCATCGTGAGCTTCAGCTACTTTTCGACACATAGCAGCAGGAGCCTTTTCTTTGCCGCCTCGCCATGTGCCTTCAGGTCCAAAAATGTTATGAAATCTAGCAATTCTAACTTCTAGACCGTAGTTTCGAGAAAAAGATAAATAAAGCCTTTCACTAAAAAGTTTTTCCCAGCCATACTCGCTATCAGGAGCAGCTGGATATGCTGATTCTTCTGAGCATTTTGGATTTTGAGGATCTTCTTGATTATACGCTGGGTAGATGCAAGCAGAAGAAGAATAAAAAATTCGAGGTTTTTTCTCAAATTTGACAACACTATGCGCTACATTCAGGTTTATAGTAGCTGAATTGTGCATGACGTCTGCGTCATGCTGACCAGTGAATATGTAGCCCGCGCCTCCCATGTCAGCAGCAAGCTGATAAACTTCGTCAAATCCTTTTTTTGATGTGTCATCAATGTGCAAAACTGATCTAACATTAGATTGTTCACGTAAGTCTGTGACTAAAAATTCATCGGCTTCTGTATTTGAAAATTCAGGATATTTTAGGTCTACACCACGCACCCAATAACCTTCTGATTTTAATCTTCTTACCAAGTGTGAGCCTATAAACCCACCGGCTCCACAAACTAATGCTTTTTTCATGCTACCTTGTTCCTCTTAGGCTAAGATCAACTTTATATTCTTGTAGTATGTCTGTTAATTTGTGATCATGATGAGTTATGCTCCATTTGCCTTTTCCGACAGCAGTGCAAATGTGCGGCCAAACTTTTGATTCCCAATGAAATTTGCCCAGTTGCTTAGACCTGTCATGGTGAAAAGCTCCTTTAATCTTCAAATCTCTGATACCTTTATCCCAAGCAGAATTTTCAAACCATTTTTCTGACTTCACGTGATCATACAAGCTAATAAAATCTTTCTTCTTCCACAGTGTTGCTTGCATCATAAAAGAGAAACAATCTTCGTCTAACGTATAAGCATCATAGATCTTGTTTGAAATTAAATTATCTGGAAAATCTTTTATTTTAAATCTTGAATCGTGAATGCCCCTGCGAAGATCGAACTTTGCGAATCTAACGAAAGAATAGTCAGAACTTTCTAAGAAAGACTTACAACGCAATAATTCTTCATAATTCACATGATCATAAAGAAAAAAATCTTCTTGCAAATAAATGATATAATCTTGACTAATTTGATCTAATGAAGACAACCATTGTTTATAATAAAGATCATTATTATCATATAAGATAATTTCATGATCTATTAAATGACAAGAAGGATTCTCGTCAGTCAGTACATAGCTTTTTATACCTGATGCAAATTTATCCAACTGTCCTACATGAACTTGCAGTACATCATGACAATTTGAATTTGTATAAGTAACTGCGCAGATATCAGAGACTTCAACTTTCATAAACTACTTCCTCAAGAAGGACGCTGCATTAATACAATCTTTTTTAGAATCAAAACCATAGCAGTGATGGTTGATGTAATCTTCGCATGTTTTTATAGGCAAATTATTTTTTTGAACTACGTAGCAATAAGCTGTCTGTTCTGAGCAAGACCAAATAGAGACTTTCAGTTCAGGACGTTCAGGAAAATGAACTGTTTTGCTTATGTCTACTTCTGACATTTTATATCCTGCATCAATCATTTCATTTATTAATAATGATTTTTCTCCTGAAGGTAAACCTAAAACTCCAATGTTGTACAGTTCATAGTTTTCTGTTCCAAAAGCTTTTCTTGAGGCTTCTCTCTCACCCCAATATTCTCTACCGTTAGAAACGTTTCTTTCATGTTTCCAAAAAATAATTTCTTTATTTTCTATCAGATCATTTAGCGGTTTTTTGCATTCAAGATCATTGTCTAATTTTAGTAATTGATCTTTTTCGTTCTCATAAAGTTTTAAATGCATCATTGCAGGATTAAAACAGTATCTATGATTTTTCCAATTTAGTATTGTCTGCTTGTCTTCTATGATAGAAAGCTTTAAAAAGTTCACTGCATACTGTTTTAACTTTTCTTCTAAAAGATATCTGTCGTCTGTCATTATTTCATGATGAAATTCTACGCCACGATTGTGATGGGCAAAAGTAGCAAATGATGCAGCAGAATATTCAAAGATAAAATCTTTGGTTTTATAACCTGTTTTCCCCCAGGTCCTACCACTCTCGACTTGCTTGTCAAAATCATATTCAAAAACTAAACTGATGGCTTTCATTTGTGTGTATCATTTGTTAGATGCCTAATAATGTAGTCAAACCTAGCTTTTCCAGAATGAAATTTTTTAACAAAATTCTTTCCATTCTCACCAATCTTCTTGCATTCTTCTTTTTTTGAAAGATAGTAGAATATCTTTTCTTTAAATTCTTCCATATTAGAATATTCTATGTAGTGTTCCCCATCGGTGGGTTTGTCTGGAAATACTGTTTCAGTTCTTTGTGCAAAACAGCAGGATTCATTTGCCATGTTTTCCCACATTCTCATGCAGCTATTCCCTGCTCCCCATGAAGAAACTGAAATGTAAGATCTATTGATGTGTTTTAAATAATCTTGATAGTCTAACCCTTTTTTTACGACGACATTATACCCTTTGTTTTGAAGATCTTTACAAAAATTTTCTATCTCGTATCTATATCCATTTGCGACTTGACCAAATGAACAAAATAAATCAATATCTTTTTTCAAGTTATAATTTCCAAAAAACTTATTTTGACATCCAATCAACAAAGGTATGATTCCGTTATTTGCATCTTCAGGATAACACTCTCTTTTAAAGTACCACCTGCAAAAGTTTTTCATTTTTTCATTGATCCAAGGATTACCTCGGCATCTTTTTGAATTGAACTTTGCTTCATAAACTTGACTATTGACATTACCCCATGGAGCAGAAATAGTCCTATCTCCATCAGGATATCCAGTTGCTGTCCACTCGCTTCCATCAATATAAACAGATATTTCTGGTCTATTTATTTTTTCTAAAAGGTGATAACGAGGAGGGTTGTTTCCTCTTACTTTTCCCCAAAATGCAAAAATAAAATCAGCATTTTTTGCATGATCAATAACTTCTTTTTCAGAATACACATTGATTACAGAATTACCAGGATCAGTTGCTATTACTTCAATATTGCTTTCATTCATTCCTTCAATGATGACTGAGCAAACAGAATCTAATTTTTTATCTGGTGTTATTGCTACTATTTTCATTTATCAATTACACTGTTGCAGCTTGATCTTAGATTTTCTAAATCAACTTTTAAAGTAATTTCTTTTGAAGGCAAAATTTCTAATCCTCTAGCTGAATTAACAACTGGTGTAGTTTTTACCATACCTTTATCTAAAACTCCAACAACTAAACTTTCTTTTTGAAAAGCTTTGCCTGCCCAACCTTCAAAACCCTGAAGGACCGCGCTTGTATGACCTTGCGATTTCAAGACTTTGTTTAAAAGATCAGTTCTCCAAACTGTGGGCCTTGATGTATAGTGCCAATTATTTTTATAAAATGTGTGTGTGTTTACTTCAAAGGGGCCTTGCCAAACAAGAGTTTCATTTGTTACATTGTTTTTATGCCTGACTGAATCTGGATTTATAGATTTTGGTGTAAAATCAGGGTCAAATTGTCTTTGATTTTTGAAATCATAAGCAGGTATTCTTGTACAAGAAACATCAGGATTTATATCCATGAATTCAATAATATCTTCAAAGGCATTATCATATGCTATAAAGTCGTCATACAAAAAACAAGAATAATCTGCTGAAATTTTTTCAGCATACCACGCAGTTGTGTAAAAAAGAGCTACATCAAAATAATTTTGATCATAATGAAAATGCTTAGCAAATATTTTGCTTGCTAATAAAGTTTCTTTTACTTCTTTTAATGAATCATTGTCAATAGACACAAATTCAACTTTCTCATTTTTTAACAATGAAATAGATTTTAGACTGTTCTTAAAGTCTTCTAATCTTTTTTTTCCGTTGACTTCATTTATGTAAGTCAAATATCCAACGACTAATCTTTTCATCTATCATTTCCCATTTTTTCTATCAAGTCGAGGTACTGCTTCATGCATCTTTCGAATGAAAGAAAACTATAATCTATTTTTGATGAAAAACTGTCATAATCATTGTTCATTGTATCGATCAAGTGAGGAAGCTCTTCAACCGAAGAAAATTCAATTCCATGTTTTTTGCATCCTTCTACGATTCCTCCACCGTCTTTATGATAAAGAACTGGTAATCCAGAAGCTGCTCCTTCAATGTGGTGCATTCCGCAAGGCTCCCATCGAGAAGCAGTCACATAAATGTCATGATTTCTAAGTTCATCTCCTAAATTTTTTCCATATGTAGGAGGAACAATCGTTGTATACTTCGGTTTGTACTCTTTTGCATATCTTCCGACATACGTGAATTGATACTTTTCTGGATTTCTACCGCATAACTCGTCAATATACTTGTAAACGTCAAATCCTTTCATCCAATTGTCACTCCAATGATGGGTCACAATTTTCACTGGTTTTCTTTGAGTGTTTTTATTTTTTTGAGGATAAAAATGTGATAAATCGCATCCATTATAGATGATGTGGCTTTGCTTAGCAAATCCCTTAGATATGAAATAATCTCTTAACCATTCACTAATAAAAACTGTTTCATCTGCAAGTTGATTAGAAATCAACAAAAGTTGATCAATTTCATTTGTATTTTTTCTAGCATCACATTCATTGATCCTATGCAGCAATTTAGTTTTTGGAAATTGTCTCTTAAAAGCTGCAATTTCTCTAATAGAAATTCCAAGCTCATCATACCGTGGATCATGCAGTACTATAAGATCAATTCCAGATTGCAAATTTGAAACTAGCTCATGTCCTGCTGATTTGAGAGCCGTATAAAGATTTTTTACAAAATTGTTTCCGCCTCCATAAGGACCTTCAACAATTTTTCTATTTATTAGAATTTTCATGTTGCTTTTCTAGTAAGAACTATTGAATATTCAGGAAAAAACAAATAATCGATTCTTGTTCCTAAAAAACATCTGATTGAGTGTGAAGCGTCTTCACAAATAGGCTCACGATCGTTAAAGCTAGTATTGAGAATAATTGGAACTCCTGTCTTTTCTTTCCATTTTAGCAAAAAATTGTAGTACCATTCATTGTCTTCTTTTCTAACAGTCTGCAGTCGTGCTGTGCCATCTTGGTGAACAACTGCTGGTACTAAATCTTTTTTTTCACTTTTAAAATTTAGCACAAACTGCATATAAGGACTTTCTTGATAGTTTTCGAACCAATCTTTTGCATCATTTTCAAGGATAGACGGAGCAAAAGGTCTAAACCACTTTCTGTGTTTTACTTTTTCGTTAATAATATCTTTCATGTCTGGTCTACGAGGATCTGCTAGAATGCTTCTATTACCAAGAGCCCTTCGACCAGATTCACTTTGTCCATTAAAAACAGCAACTATTCTTCCATCACTCAAATAATCAACAAGCTGTTCAACTGTGCAAGGATTGACTTCAACAGGAAAAGTTTTTACGACAGAATCAAAATGATGCTTGCTCCATGTTTCACCAAGATATGGAGTAAAATTATGATTCCATTTTATTCTTGGATTTCCTAAAACTTCATGCCAAACAATCTGTGCTGCACCAATTGAAAGACCACCATCATAAGGAACGGGAGGAATATAGATATTTTCTATATCTTTTGAAAACCAAGACTTTATTTTTCCCATTGCAACAGAATTAAGAGAAACACCGCCAGATATGCAAAGATTCTTTGACTTTACTGGACTTATATCAAGAGAGTGCTTGATAATGTTTTTTATCACATCTTCAGTTGCTAATTGAAGCCCAGCTGCTAAATCAAATTTATCTTGTTCAGATTTTCTAGCAATTGCTGCCCAAGGCTCTAAATAAGGATGAACTGGATCTGCATCACTAGTTGCACCAGGGGGTTGATTATGAGGTTTTATACTTGAGGGTATAATATCGGTTGTCAGCATTTTTAGAAAATCTTTATAGTACTTCTGAGAATCACCAAATGCTGCCATTGCCATAATGGTACCTTCTTCACCTCCTAAGGGCCACCCATTTTGTAGCTTAAAAACGTACCTAGTTATACGTGTCCAAACTCCACCGATGTTGATTTCATGAGGCTTAAAAGATTTTAGCTGTTTCATTGAACAGCCTGTAGCATGCCAAATTGTGCAAGCTGTTTCAGACCCGTGCTCGTCTTCTGATCCACCGCCATCTATTGTAATCACAATAGAATCTTCAAAATTGCTAGAATAAAAAGCATTTGCAGCATGCGCTCTGTGATGAGGAAAAAAATGAAATTTTCCTCCATTGCTACTTGCTATTTGCTCAGCTTTTTGAAAAGAAGCTAAATATTGCTTTGTTTTTTTTATAGGATGAACTGAAGCAAAATGCACAATGTCACTAGAGTTTGAAGGAACTCTATCAAATAGAAAGCTAACTGCATCACCTGGTGGGGACTTTTCACGATTGTATCTTTCGTACTCTGCATGAATAGTTGGTATTCCGTTTTCTAGAATACAAAAAGAGCAATCATGTCCTGACCAAGTTCCAGCTATTTTCATAATAAACCTCAAAATGATAATACAAACAAAGAAATGTAAGTTCACAAAGAAAGAATTAAATCCCTGTATTTTTGATAGCCTTTTGGAAGATACCAGTTTTCTACTGACGGTATTGCAGGAATAGCTTCTTCAACTTTATTTTTTATTGCAGATGCAGGCAATACTTGTTGAGCTATTCCTATGTCTCTTGATATAACAGGCACTTTTAAAATTCCACATTCTATTATTGATTGAGGACCACCTTCACATCTTGCAGTAACTGGATATAAATCTATAGCTTGATATATCTCATTGATTACATCATGTTGTGGTCTTTCAAAATAAGAAAATTGTATATTAGCTTTTTTTAACCTTGAAATAATGTATTGTCGCCGCCAGCCTGCAAGAGCTACAAAAACATCATTTCTATTTTTAGATAAATTTTCCAAATAGTCTGCCAATAAATCAGGACCTTTTTCTAATTTAGGGCTTACCAAATCATGGCCTTCAGTATCTCTTTGAAAAGATCCTACAATATATTTGTCTAAAGGCAAACCAAGTTTTTTTCTTATTTCTAATTTTTCACCTGTTTTTTTCCAAATTTTTTGATTTGCCCAATAAGGAATTTCTACAATTTTTTTGTTTGTAAATTTGCTAATAAATTCTTTTGTTTGCTGATTGTATGTGTGATACACAGTTGTGTATTGGTCTCTTACAAAGAACTCTTGTTGCGCTTGATAGTTCCACTTTTCTGGGACTATATGGTGTACCGTCGTAATGACTTTTTTGTTATTAAGCCAGCCATTTTTAGCTAATTGACTCCATGCCCAATCTGCTAAAAGCCAAACCACATTTGCATTTTTTGGATGCAAAACACTAATATCTGAGTTATCTTCATTCCATTCTTTTACAAATCTATCGACAATCCACCCTTCGTTGGGAGGCAAAACATAAACTTGATTCATAAAACTTGCTCCAAAAATTCAAGATAACTAAAAAGTGTTTTGTTCATATCAACACTGCAGTCTGACAAATCAATACTAGGGAGTTTTTTATCTATTTGTGTTACATCGATGTCAGGTGGAAAATCATAATTCACAAGTTCGTAGTTGTATTCTTGTTTTTCTTTTAAACAGATTCCAAATTTTCCAACAAGCTCTTTAGTACCACCTTGCTCAGAGCAAATAACTGGTGTTCCTTGTGACAAAGACTCTACGACAGTGTTTGGACAGTGGTCTAACCACGCCAAATGCAACATCCAATTTGCAGCAGAAAAAACTTCTAAACAGACTTCATGGGGTTGTGGACCAGTATAAAATACGTGAGGATCAGCAACCTGTGTGGGATTAGAACCCATCACAATCAATGCAGCTGAGTTATAAAACTGTCTTAAATGTTTATATAGCTTTATGTTGTCTATCAATCTTTTTTGAGGATGCCAATTAGCTGAACAAACAAATAACATCTCATATTGTTGTCTAATTTGTTCTAGTGCTGGAATTGTGAATTTTCTTATAGGGTTTGTGTTGATTCCATTCCTTATAACAGTACCATTTCTTGGATTTCCCCACCATTTAGTGGTCATACCCTTGTCAAATTCAGATTGCCAAATGATGCCATCAGCAACTTGATAAAGTTTTTTTATGCTAACATTCTTAGTTTCAAATTCATTTGGAGAAAACCAAATTCCATCAAGTCGTTGGACAACTTTCTTTGCCAAGGGTCTACCACTAGGTTCAATAAAAACCAATGAAACGTCAGAATTTCTTCCATTGTTTAACTCAACTTCATGTCCTGATTCAATCAAACTCATTGCAATTCTTTTTGCAAAAGAATTAGGTCCTGAGCTAGACCTCATATCAACATTGTCAAGATGAATTTTCATGACCTGAGCTTAACTTCAGCAATAAGCGGAACAGCAAAAGGCGTTCCATTCATCATAACAGCCATTAATGCCAACTCTTTTGTTTCTATATTTTCTAATTTAGCTCTTTGTGTAAAGATGCTTGGATCTAATTCTTCATTTGAATTGATCGTTATTGAATCATAATACATTTGCGAAAGAAGATTGACTGATTCATTACACAAGGGAACACTAGATTGTTTCACTACTTCAGAAAGAGTAAAAAAAATATCACTATAAATTTCAATGCAAGCCTGTTTATCTAGCTTTTGTCCTTTTCTTCTTCCTAATCTTTCTGTCAAAAGTTTGCTTATTGAATCATGGAAATTTTGCTTTTTCATTTTACATAGCCTCTTTTTCTCAAGAAAAATGCTTCATCTCTTTGAAAGGCTGCATCATCGCTTTGATATGTTTCAGGAACATCTTTTATTGTATAGTGATACATTGCACGCGGCAAAAAAAGCTTAGACTTAGCATTGTGCAAAATTGGTAAATAAATGGCCTGATCACCGGCTCTTTTAATATACTTGCCATCTTCTCCTCTAAAATTATCATCTTTTACTTCATTGATCAAATTTTTTCTAAATGTTTTAAGATGACTAGAAACCCAAGCATAAGAATAAACATCAGCATCGGGAGGAAGAGGACCACTTATATTTTTATCTGAAAAACTCCAGCGATGTGCTGTCCAAAGAGCATCGCAAGAGAGTTGTTCATATGCAGAATTTATAATGGCAAGTGCATCAAGATCTATCAGCCAATCATCTGCATCTATTCTACAAACAATGTCTTCATCTTGACATTTAGAAATTCCTAAAAGAACATTGGCAACTTCCCATTTTTTTTCATCATTCCAAATGACATCAATTTTTTCTTTATATCTTCCATTAAGCATTGTAGAAAAATCTTTAAGTATATTTTTGCATTTTTCTATGTGAAGATTGGAAGAAACATCATCAACTAAAATTAGTTTCCAATTTTCATATGATTGTCCACAAATAGAATGAAGCATCTGAGGCAAAGTCTCAGATGCATTGTACATGGGCGCAACAAAAACAAATCTATTATTATTTGACATACGAGATAATTGTTTTTTCTAAACCATCATAAAATTTAGTATATTGAAAATCAAAGTTTGATTTTAGCTTGTCTGTAGATATCCAGTATTTTTTATCATGACCGGGTCTGTCTTTTACGTGCTGTATTACATCTTCTATGCTTATTTTTTCATTTAAAATTTTATTGAATATTTGCAAAATTAATTTTGCAGTTTCTAAATTTGTATAAGAATTGCCAGAACTAATGTTATAAACAGAATTCCAATCTGTTCTTTCTGAAACAAGCAATTTTCTTATACAAGAAACTGTATCTACTGCATACGTCCATTCTCTTTCTTGATTTCCCAGCCCATAAAGAGGAAACTTTTTTTGATTTTTTATGCAATCTATTAATTTTGGAATAAATTTTTCTTGATGTTGTCTTGGTCCATAGTTGTTCGAAGGACGAATAATCAAGTATTTTAAGTTATGTGTATTCTGATAAGCTTGTACCAATAAATCACTAGCAGCCTTTGTTGCAGAATAAGGGTTTTTAGGATCCAGCTTATCTTCTTCAAAATAGGGTTTTTTATCAGCTGGGCCGTATACTTCATCTGTAGAAATATGACAAAGCTTTACACCTGTAGCTTTACAAGCATCTAAAACAGATGAAACGCCTTCAACATTAGATTGAATAAATTCTTTGCTGGAATTTATTGAATTATCAACATGTGTTTCTGCTGCAAAGTTTATCAAAACGTCGGGATTGAAATTTTTAATTTCAGCAATCAAACGTTCATTTTCACGAATGTCCATTTGGACAAAATTAGAAATATGAAGCAGATCTTTTTTACTAGCATATGTCAGCTTATCAATATTTAAAACCTCATCATTACATGAGGTAAAGTGTTGAACTGCATGACCCCCTATGAATCCTGCACCACCAGTAATGATAACCTTCATATATTTTTTCCGTAATTTTCTAGACACCAATCAAGGGCATCAGAAGAGCTTCTAATTGCAAACCCAGTTGACAACAGCTTTTTATTGCTCAAAAGGGTGTTGACTCTTTTTACTTTTAGCTTTTTCAAATAATCTTGATAAGATATTTTTGTTACTTTTAGATTAGGAGCAATAGTATTCTTAACTTTTAGAGCAATTTCAAAAGGACTTATCCACCCTGTGTTGACAACATTATAAATTCCATAATGTTGCTTAGAGCATAAATAATCTATTGCATTTTTCAAATCTTCTATACACGTAATTGAATTTTTTGCATCTATGAACGTTGCTTCATCAAGAAGAGAAAACTTGGTCAACATGTTAGTTGCATTTGGAATAGGAGAAATTAATTGCCTTGGACGTATAATAGTTGTTTTATCATATTGAAATTTATGCAAAAAATCATCAGCATCAGCTTTAGTTTTTGCATACCAGCATGCTGGTGTTGGTGTGTCAGATTCTTCAAAGATATTTTCAGAATCCATTCCGTCAAAGATACATCCACTACTAATATGCACT